ATTGGATTGGTGTTTTAAAAGAACTGAATCAGGGTTATATGAATTACAATATCTTAAATTATTAGAAATAGAACAACAAGCATATGGAAGACCAACAAAATATTATATAAGAGAATTCACACCTGAAAAAATTATTTTATATGCAGTTACTCCAACTGATCGTAATAAAATTGTACCAATTGAAGAAATGACAAATGAATTAGGAAAAGTTCCAGCTGTATTTGTATATGCAAATAGATCACCAATTAGAGGAATAGGGGTGTCGGACGTTTCTTCAATCGCTTCCATGGCGATGGCGATCTATAATGAGTGGTCAGAAGCAGAACAACTTATAAGATTAACAAACCATCCGTCACTCGTTAAAACACCAGAAGTAGATGCGGCGGCCGGCGCCGGTGCAATTATTACAATACCAAATGAAACCGATGCTGGACTTCGTCCTTATCTTTTGCAACCGGGTGGACAAAGCATTGATGGTATATTAAAAAGCATTGATCAAAAAGTACAAGCAATTGATAGAATGGCAATGATGACAGGATTGAGAACGCAGGAAACCCGTCAGCAAAGTGGATATGCAATGGCGCAAGAATTTATACTTTTAGATTCTAAGCTATCAGAAAAAGCAAAAAACCTACAATTAGCAGAAGAACAAATATGGAGATTGTTTGCGGCTTGGACGGGAGAAGTATTCGATGGTTCAATAAAATATCCACTTTCATTTAATATTAGAGATAAGAATATGGATATGGATATATTAAAAAAAGTTTCAGAAACAGCAAAGAATATTGCGTTGGCAGATCCTGGAACACAAGTATTAGTCAATAAAAAAATCAAAGAAATACTTGCTAAAGATGAAGAAGAGTTAGAAGAATTAAATAAAATAAAAATTCAAACTGTAGATCCAATTAGCAATGAAAAACCACAACCACAAAATTAAAAGTCTTAAAATAAGAATTTATAAAGTTGAAAAACTTATAGATAAAATGTCAAGACGGACAAAACGACAGGTGAAGTGCTGGATAAGGCGCTGGGTGGATTGGTGGGCAAACATAATAGTTGAGGAAAAACCTAAGTTAAAAACCTTTACTATTAAAGGTAAAACATATTACCTTAAAAAAAGAAAAAACAAAAAACAAAAAGGAGAAAATAATGCTTAAAAATAAATGGATATGGGCAGGAGTTATTACAGTTGTTGTATTAGTTGTAGTATGGCAAACTGGAATATTTGCACCAACAGATATACCTGCTGTAGGAGAATAATAAAGAAATAATATGATTAACTTGTTTCTATTTGTATTTTTAATGGTATATCTGTGTTATATAATACATAGATGGATAGAGGATACTTTTTAAATGATTAATGAGGTAGAGCAATGCCACGGAATGTAATACAATTTGATTAATATGACTTTTGATAAAGGCGCAACAACATTTGATTTACAAGACACAGAATTTTATAATCCTTATGAATTATTTGATAGAATAAAATATTCACATAGTCATCCTTATAGATTAGAAAGAGAATATAAAAAAGCCATAACTTGGTTTCAAGGACAATGTGTTGAGGATTTATAAATGCCATATAAAGGAAAACTAGGCGGCAAAGCAATTGAAACTTCTGTAAGCATAGCATTAGAAAATGCTTTTAAAGATTACATTGAATTAAACAGAAGAACTATTGATTGGCAGTCACAACAGAGTGCGTTTAAGGCAAGAAAAGTTTTACAAAAAATAAAAGATTTAGCACACAGAAGGAAACTTGAATTACTAACTTTATACACTATAGATCCAAAAAGATTAAAAAAATTCAATAATCTTATCGTACATACATAACGACGTAAATATAATAATAAATAACAATAACTCAAACACAGGAGGAACTGAAAAATGGAACAGTCAAACAATCCAGAAGTCCAAGCTACGCAGACCATTGAGAACAAAGTAGACGACTCTAAAGTTAGTAAGCAATATAGCCAAACTAACAACCAATCTCAAGAAGAGGTATCAACACCGAAAACTTTTACTCAAGACGAGTTTAATGATGCAATGGCATCTGTACGTAAAAAAACAGAAGCAAGTGTGTTAAAAAAATACGCTGGAGTAGATGTTAACAAGTATCGTGATTTGTTACAAAAGGAAGAAGATAGTATCCTTGAAGAACAGAAAAAACGAGGTGAATTTGAAAAGATTCTAAAGGACACTGCTGAAAAGAAAGACCAAAGAATTAATCAATTACACAATCAGTTAAATTCAATTAAAGTTGATGATGCTATTATTTCATCCTCAGCCAAATACAAAGCCATTTCGCCTGCACAAATATCGCAGTTGATAAAAAGCCAAGTTAGATTGAATGAAGCTGGAGATGTTGAAGTTGTGGATAAGAATGGAACTCCACGTTATGCTGAATCTGGAGAATTATTAACGGTTGATAATTTGGTTAAAGAATTCTTAGATAGTAACCCGCACCATTTAAGTGCAGGCCCCAGCGGCTCGGGTTCCAAATCAAACACACAAACACAAGGTCTCCAACCTGTTGATATAACATCTTTAGACATGGATAAGCCTGAAGATAGAGCAATCTATGCCGAGTATAGAAAAAAACAAGGTATAGTTAATTAACAACAATAAACAAGGAGAACCAATACAATGGCTCTAACAAACACATCAACACTTGATGACCTTTTGCCGGCAATAACAGCAGAAGCATTATTTGTTGCATCTGAAAAATCTCTAATGAGAGGTTTAGTAAGAAACTACACTATGGCTCCAGGTACAGGTACAACTGTAACTGTTCCCATATATCCAAACCAAACAGCGGCGGCTTTAACAGAAGCTACTGCTCCAACTGCAACAGCGGTCTCAACTAGCGGCGTTACTTTTACAGTATCAGAAGTTGGTTTAAGAGCAACTGTTTCAGATCTTTCAATTAAAGCATCAGCATCTAATGTTGTTGCAGATATTGGAAGGTTGTTTGGACAAGCAATCGCAAGAAAACAAGATTCTGACATAATGGCGGCGTTTAATACGTTTTCAAGCCAAGTTGGAACGGCAGGCGGTGGGGCAGGTTCAACTGCAACAGCGGCTTTACTTTTTCAAGCAATTGCTACATTAAGATCAAACGGTTACGACACATCAAGTGATTGTGCAATCGTTCTACACCCTAACGTGGCGTATGACGTTGCATCAACAATCACATCAACTTTTGCGGCTCCGGCTTCTCAAGTAGGTAACGATGCAATGAAAAACGGTCTAATGGGAACTATCGGCGGAGTTCCAGTATACCAATCATCTCTAGTTAATTCTGCAGATGGTTCAACTACTGGTGACTACGGTTGCGGTATTTTTCATAAGGATGCAATTGGACTTGCTATAATGCAAAATATCAAAATAGAAACACAGCGTGAAGCTACGTTAAGAGGTTTTGATATTGTAGGATCTGCTATCTACGGTACTGGCGAATTATACGACGGTGCAGGGATCAGAGGTCACTTCGATTCAACTATTGAGTAGTTTTAACAACTAAGAAAGGGATAACCTTTTGCTCAAATACATTAAAAAGCCCTGTAGAAATATGGGGCTTTTTTTTATTACTGCTTAACTATTAATAACATCCAATAAATAAGTTTAGCAAGAAGGACTTGCACATCACTTAATAAGGAGGACTATAAGTGGCTAACTACTCAGCAGATTCGGACTTAGAACAGTACGAACCAGACATAAAAAATTATGGAATCCAAGATTTTTCGGATCTCCATGCATTAAGCACAGCAGATATAAAAAGAGATATTGAAATCGAATGGTGGCCTAGAGCAGGTTATGGACGATATGATATTTCTACAGGTTCCATTGCAGAAATGGAAGACAGCTTATTACAAGACAGCCAATGGACAAGAGCGGCAGTCTATCATGTATTAGGCTATTATGTGTATCCACGCTTATCTACGTTTGATCCTAACGGCGATGTATTCAGAGAAAAAATGGCTTATTATAGACAAGAATACAAAACAGAATTTGATAAAATTTTAAGATTAGGAGTCAAATACGATTACGATAGCAGTGGGGACATTACATCATCAGAGAAAAAACCTACACACTTCAATCGACTCGTAAGATAAACAAGATATGAGTGCTAGAGAAAACATAGCGAAAGATATTGTTGAACAATTACAAAATATGAGTAACCCAGCACCCGCTTTGGTTACAAGAGAGTTTTTTGAATTTGACAAATTAGCAATTACACAATTTCCTGCTATTTTAGTTGTTAGTGGC